TGTCACCTGGCTTGATGGACTCGATGTCATAGCCTCCAAGCCCAGCATTATTGTCGCGGATGACAAGCGTCGTCCTGACCTCAGGGGCGTCACTTCTGTCAAGGATGGCTCCAGCGATGATGTCAGCAGTATCTTCATTTGTTACTGAACCGTCGACGATCTTCTTTACGTACAACCCATAATTCGTGATTGAACTCGACCTCGTGTACTTCTTGAAGAGAGGCGTGCCACTCACGTCGCCACCGGTAAAGTAGACCTTATTTACCATGTTCTCTACTGACTTCTCTGGGATAATGACGTCCACGTCTTTCCCTAGGATGAACGTGTGATTTGCTGTGGCGTCTTTTCCCTTGAATGTAACTACATTATCTGCCCCAAGAAAGTAATACCAGCCATTAGGCGCCAACTCAATGATCTTGTCAAGTGCCTCCTTGACCGTGTAGGTATTGAACTCATAGCTTACTACAGTGCCGGTGTCACTCGTACTTGACCCGTTATAGTCTGGAAGACCGCCAGCCGCGGTAAACTTGTCAAGGATGTTTTTCAGGATGTTTGTCGGGTCGTAAGAGTTGTAGGTGAGTTTCGTGTTGCCTGAGGCGTCCTCAGCCATAAATCGCTCCGTCTGTGTGATAAAACCCAAGCACGTCACCACGACATACTCCTTGCCTTTATTCAATGTAGGCGTATATTTTGAGATGTAGCCACTATAGATTGTCCTTCCAGTAGGTGCGTCAGTGTCAAATACAATCACGTCTACCCTGTTATTTTGCGCGATTGAGACCGACTCGTCAAACTCGACGATCGACCTTGGCAGCTTAAATGTAAGGTCGCCAAGCCCTGAATTGATGTAGGAGGTAAAGATCGGGTCATCGACCACGTCATTGACGGTGGTGATGAAATTATTGCTACTGTCGTAGATCTTATAAAGGTATCGCTTCAGTTTTCTGTTGTCTGTGATGGTTGGCTGAGTAGCGGCTACCGCTGCCTTTACGGCCACCGCTACCTGGGCGTAAGGTTGTCCAGAGGCAAGCGTCCCTGACATAGACTTCGAGCCAGCGGCGCCTGCTGACTTACTTGAACAACTTGTATTTTCGTAATCCTGGTCAACGTGAGAGGCGTCTATCGTTTGTCCGCTCCCAACCCCAGTGACAGCTGCCTCAGAAACTAACCCGTAGATTAGGAGGTCGTCGTCTACCGTAGTGGTAAGGTTTATGGCTGCCGGTGTGCCATTCCCTGAGCCGCCGTCAAAGTCATCTATAAAACTATCAAGGTCAGCATTTGCCACGGGGTAAAACGTGGCGGTGGTCTCACCAAGTCCCCCGGTGGTGTTTACCGTTGCCAGGTAGGTCCCTATCGACGGGTTCTTGAGGTACCAGGCCTCTATCCTCACGTTTCCAGCAGGCTCATAACTTGCTATCTTTGTGAATGACTGACTGTCTCTCACGATACTCGTCACAGGCATGTTTGTGTGATTTGAGTCCTGTGCGGAGACAATAACGACGATGCCGTTCTCCTCGCTAGAGACGGACACGTCCATACTGATACCTCCTGAAGAGACGCGACCTGTGGCGACAGTACCTTTGATGACGGCCATAATAAAACACTAGTAGTAGACTTGTAGTAGACTTGTAGTAGACTTGTAGTAGACTACAGGTAGAGAGGCATGTAGTCAATACTGATGTCAACATCTCTTGCGGTGGCTGGAAAAGAAAAGACAAGCGAATTGCTTCCAGTCATGAATAACGGGATTGGACCACCGAAGTCGACCTGTACACCGTTTACCGTCACCTTCTGTTCCTCACAGTTGATGACAAGTACATCGGCAGCATTAAACGCCTTCGTGACGGTGATGGTGTCGCCGGTGTCACTGTTCGTCATACTTACGGCTGAGGCGCCTGTCTCACTTGAAAACGTGACCGTGATGATTGGTTGTGGACGATAGGTACCAACGACAGTCATGTCGACTGTCTTGCTTGAGGTAGTCACGTCATTCGAAGAGACGTTCAGGTACTGTGTCGCCATGCCAAGTGGTTGACAGAGAAACTCAGCCTCGTATGGCAGGTAGGTGATGTTGTAAAAGTCCTCAGGCGCCTTAAGACTTTTTAAGGTAGCCTTGTAGCGTCTTGTCGATGAGCCGTAGTCGACGTCGAGGTTCTTGTTCACGCCGCTTAGATTCTGTTTCAACGTGTCAAGAAGTGAGCCGAGCTGCGAGGCAGAGTCTGCCACGATCATCCCTTCAATCTTGATTGTCCTTGACCGCCAGAAGTCAGTCGGGACGACAAAGCCGTCTTGAAACGCAAGCGCCTCTACCTGGAGGTCACGGTCTGGGGCGTCTGACTTGTTGAGTCGGTTGACCAACAGGTAGGCAGAGGAAAGATTGTTTGAGTCAAATGAGATCATAACCTTGTTTTTAACCTATGCCGTACCTTGAAAGTTCAAGCTCGCGGTTGACAGTCTGTTTTACCATGTCTACAAGTTTTTGGGCGTCGTTGACGTCACCGTTAAAGACGAAATTGAAAACAGTACCGCCAGACTTTCCCTGCGGGACGATGGTGCCGCTTTTGTTTGGCACGAACATCTCAGGACCCTGTTCACCTACTATATACGGCTGTCCTGCGTTTACCGTACCACCGCTTGCTCGACCCTCAATACTCCCTATCTCACCTATCTTTTTTATGTCAACCCCTGGAACCTTATTTAACGCTGAGATAGCCTTGTTCACCGCGCTTATAAGCGCATTCACCTTTGAGATTATCCAGTTGACACCAGCCGTAAACGCGGCCTTTATTGAGTCCCAGTGTCTCACGATAAGTACAGCTACGCTTCCAACAGCGGCACCGATAGCAAGGATAGGCCACGTAGCAGCTATCGTCGCCACGGCCGCTGTGCCAGCAGCTATAGCCCAGGCACCAAAGGCGACGACAAGTGGTCCAGCGATGGCCCCGGCTACCGCTGCCACAGCTACCTGGTGACGTTTTACAAAGTCACTGAGTTCGTTTACCTTTACCTTTAACTTGTCAACCGCGCCCTCAGCGCCTCCCATCGAGGCTATCCAGTCGTTGAATGCCTTTATGGCTGGGTAAGCGGCGACGGAAAGCATGTCACCTACTGTCGACTTGAGGTTGAACCAGTTGGTAGAGGCCTTTTGGATCTGTCCTGTCAACATCTCAGACGACTTTGCCGCGTCACCTTGAAACAAACTCATCTCCTTTAAGAGGCCATTGTACATGGCCGTCCTCACGTTGATGTCACTCTGTACGTTTCCAAGGTCCTGCGCTGAAAACCCAGCGTCCTTTAAGATGATTGACAGGTTTTTTGTAATACCGGCGTTGTCAACCAAGATCGAATTTTGGTTCTTGATACCCTCGGTGGCTCCCCTGATTGCTTCCCCGAAGCCAAGTGAGGCCTGCCTGTTGAACGCCGCCGAGTCCTTGAAGCCGTTCATCAAGGTGATCGCTTGGTCAAGTCCAAAGCCAGATGCAAGAAGGTTCTTTAACCCAGCGGCGGCGTCAGAGATATTCATGAGTCCGTCACTTGCGAGGTCTTTTGCCGCTTGCTTTGCCTTGTCGGCGTCTTGCTTGAATGCCCTCGCGACAGTCGTAAGCCCTGTCAATGCGTTTGCCGTCTCCATGGAAGCGTCAAGCGCGCTTTTTCCAAGCATCGTGGTAGCGGCCGCTATCGCTGCTGAGGCAATTGAAAAAGCGGCCGTCACCTTCTTCGAGGCGTCGACCGACGTCTTGACGCTATTATGAAGCGACGAGCCAACAGTCTTGAATACCTTTGTGGCGTTGTCCTTGGCGTCGATGATGAATGATACTCTCTTACTGTTCATGACGTTTTGTGAGGAGTTGATCTACTCGCATAATCTCAACGAAGGTGTAAAACTGATCAAGGTCAAGACCCAACAAGGAGACCGGCGAACAATTGAAATTTTTTGCAAGTACGTAGGTGAGCACCATGAGGTCGGCCTTTCCACGTCCACGAAGCGCATTGATGATCACGTCTTCCCTTAGTCTGTTTTTTTTTGAACGGCTGGGATGACGACCTGCTCGATCAGGAAGTTCACGTCCTCTACTGGAAAGGCGCTCAGCGTCTCTACCGAGATCTCCAGCGGCTTCCCTTCCGCGTCAACGAAGTTCCAGCTGCGGATCATCCTGGAGGCCAGGTACAACGACTTAAGCATGTTATTCCCCTGTAGCTCAGAGTCACTGACGTCCTTGACGCTGACCCTGTCCACGACCGTGAGGTCAGCGTCACTGAATGAAGGAAGTGAGAGGTGTCTCACCGAAAATGCACTTGAAAGTGTAGGCATAGTCATGTACTAGAGATTGGTGTAGCTTGCCACGGTATTGGTCACCACCACCCTGATCGACTCAGTGGCAGTCGGGTCGTAGTGTGCCATAAACTCAGAGGTCTGCACGACGATGTCATTGAGACTGTTGTTCGGCTCCCAGTGCTTGAGCAGCACCTTCGGGATGGTGATCTTCACGATGTTGCCGCCAGCGTCGGTGAATGTCAAGATCATCGCATTCGTCGTCTCGTTGAGGTATTTGTCTCGGTCGACGTTGCTTTCAAACAAGAGCGAGTAGTCGCCACTTGTCTCAAGCGTCTTGTAGACGATCTTCGCCGGCGAGTTTGAACCTGACTGATAGACGATCTCCGCGTCTCGCTTGATGTTCAACTTGACGCCAGAAAGAGGTGTCGCACTTGCCGCGTTTGCTGCAGTCACGTCAGTCCCAAACTTCGCGGTCATCTCCTTGAACGAGAAGTTCGTCACCGTAGAATAACTCTCGCTTGCTGTGCCAGTAGCGCTTTCCTTTGCCACGAAGTCAAGTTTCAGCGAAGCAAAGCCGTCGCTGACACTCAACTCAAGTGCTGTAAGTACAGCGTAGGTAAACTGTCTAACGTCCTGTACCCGGTCAAGTACCAAGGTAGCCGTCTTTGGCGTATTCGTATTATTGATCGTGATGGTATGCGTGTAGGTACCACCTCCAGCAGATGCCGAGACGTTCGAGCCGAGGATAAGTCCAAAGAGTAGTGGGGAGACGACCTCGTCAAGGATGAGTTCGATACTCCCGCCAGACTTCTTCTTCATGAGTTTTTGACCCTGACTCTTTTCGACTCGACCCCTTGAGGTCTCTACGTTCTCGAACTCGTAGTCGTCACCTACTGATGGGTCGCCTGCCAACTGAAGCCAGTAGAGAGGTGAGACCGCGGTCCCTGGGGTGCCAGAGGCCTCAATCCCAAGTCCGAGTCCACCACGCCGTTGAATGTGCGCCATACGTATGAACTAGTTGATTATGCTATAAGCGTATTATACACCACAGGGAGCAAGATGTGATACCCAAGGTAGAACTTTCCACCAACCTCAAGGCTTTCAACCCTACTTACGCTTGCCGGTAAGACGAAGTGTGCGTTTCCACTGAGACTATAGTTGTCGTTGTCCTCAATGACGTCAAGCACACTTGAGATAAGGTCTGACACTACCGTCTGCGTAGCGTCAAGGCTTTCCTTGTCATACACGACGTCAATGGCAAATACGTAGGTCCTTTTATTCGTGACATTGCTCGAGATCTCATTCTCAATATGGTCAAGGTAGACAAAGTAAGCAGGAAGTTTCTCGTCTGTTATCTCCTTTGGGAACTCATAAAAACCTTGGTTGAAACTAGTGACGCCGGCTACCAAGTTAAAAAGTTGTGTGTGAAGTGTCTCAATCTTGCCCATAAGTAGTTTGTTATGACACGATAAACGAGACTACGTCGTCGGCTGCCTTACTGAAGATCGACTCGATCGTCGGCTCGGCGAGCTTTGCCGCCCTGTCAAGCCATGGGTTTGCTGGCCTAAATTTACCAGTAGGGTGACCCCATGCTACTATCTTATGTCCCTCATGAACAGGCACGGCATATTCCTTTTCGGTGTAGACCTCTGCACTCAAGTTGCTCATCAACGCTGGTCTCATGAGGTGCGACTTCATCAACTGGTGTGTCCTCTTCGGCACCTCAATCAAGGCGAGTGTCTGCACCTTTACGATAGCCCTGTTAGCAGCACTAACGAATGTCTGCTGACAACCAGGGTTTTTCAAGCGATTGACAAGCGAATTAAGTCCCTCGGTAGAAACGGTAATCTGAATCATATTGCCTTGATCGCCCTGATCGAGTAGTGGGCCCGCTTCTTGGCGACATTCATAAGCTTGTAGACGTTGTTGCTGCCGTCAACCAACGTGTCCTTGTCAGCGTTTATGGTAGACGTTGGGTCCTCGGTGTCAAGGAGGATGAGGTAGGTCTGTTGATGGTCTGCAGTTGTACCCTGGTCTTCGATAAATGCCGGGATGAGTGTCTGCAAGACAGTGTCGGCCTTTTTATTGCCGCTTGACGTTGTCCGACGTTTATGTGTCACCAGTGCGTTTACGTATGGAAGCCTCATACTCGTATGGCCTCAAAACCCATTAGTCTTTCCTTCTTCTTGTAAAACTCAAGCACGTCTTTCGCCCCTACGTCCATGTTGATGAGCCTGTCAAACTGGGTGTAGGACAACGAAAGGTCTCCCTCACTAAAACTTGACACCCCGTCGTCCTTACCTACCTTTATGATTGAAGCGGTCAACTTTGTGGCCACGAGTTTTATGTCGTCAGGTACGACACTTGAAAAGCCAAAGCTTCCGTCAATGACTATGTTTTGTCTTCCTGGCGGAAACGACTTGTACGAGCTGTACGGACTCAACTCAAGCTTGTTATATGGGGTAAGGTTTGGGTCGTCGTCCTGGTAAAGAAGTATGTCACCAGTGTCGACGTGCCTCGTGTTGTCGTCAGCAGTACTGTCATTCGAGGTGAAGTAGACATCCGACAGCGACAAAAGATCGTCTACAAGTATGTAGTTTCGACCCTTGCCGTCATATTTTTTCACCTGACTTGAGGCCTCGAACCGTCTTTTCGTATATCGCTCGATCCACGCCGTCACGGCTAAGATCCAGGCGCTAACCTGAGTGTCGAGTGACGCGTTGATGCCTACCTGAAGGTAGTTCTCTACGTCTGTTTTTGTGCAGTAAGCCATAGGTCATTCGTATTGAGTTGGCGTATCCTCAAAATTTGACTCGTCGTCGTAATTTTTCTTACAAGAGAAGTTGTCGAGCTTATTAAAGACGCTCGCTTGACGCTCAAAACGGTGCAGCTTCCAGAACCTAAGTGACCCTATATTGTTGACACTAGCCCTTGCCGTGATAGTCCTCTCTGTCGTCTTCTTTACGTCTGCCTTAGCCTGTACGGTCCTGGTCACCCCAAAGACGATAAGTCTTGCCTTCGCGGTAAACGTCTTGCTTACATTATACTTTACCCTCGTCCTAGCGTACATGGAGACAGCGACGGCATCATGTTTTACCCGTGCCATTGACTGAACGAAGACCGACAACGACTTCTTTACCATTGCCCTTGACGTGACGGTCTTTGTCACCGCCGACACCTTCGTCCTTGCTTTTGCTGTAATGTTCTTTGTGACAGCCTGCTTCTTTACCCTCGCTCTTGTCGTCACCGTCTTTACTATCCCTGACTGACGTACCCTTGCTTTAGCGGTAGACGTCTTTGTCACACTCGCTTGTTTTACCCGTGATCTTGACGTGATCGTCTTCGTGACACCAAGTTGTCTTACGCTTGCCTTGGCGGTGAACGTCTTTAGTTTCGTACCTCCGTTCAATATGCTCGCCTTTGCGGTAAACGTTTTTACCACTCCTTGTTGTTTTACCCGCGACCTTGCCGTAGTCGTCTTTGTCACTCCTAACTGCTTCACCCGTGACCTCGCTGTCGACGTCTTAGTGACGCCGACCACCTTTACCCTTGACTTAGCCGTAAACGTTTGTGTGGTGGTCTTTTTAACCCTTGCCTTGGCTGTATGTGTTTTTGTCAATGACGGTAGTTTTACCCTTGCCTTTGCCGTAACTGTAGTCGTCACGCTAAGTTTCTTTACCCTTGCCTTGGCGGTCACCGTCTTCACCACCCCTGCCGTCTTTACACGAGACCTCGCAGTGACAGTCTTGGTAACAGAGGCGTACTTTACCCTCGCCTTTGCTGTAACTGTTTTTGTCACTGACAACTGTTTCACGCGCGCTTTTGCGGTCACCGTCTTTACTATCCCAAGTGACCTTACCCTCGCCTTTGCGGTTGAGGTTGTAGTGTAGGTAGTTGTTGATGTCATTGAGAAGCTCCTTGCCGTCGTCCAAGAGCTCCATGTATCACTTCCGCTTGGGTCTTTCGCACGAGCGCGCCAGTAGTATGTACCATAGGAAAGTGCGTCTCCTGCCTGCACAGTAAAAGACACCTTTTCTCCGCTGTTGAATGGGTCGGTGTCGCCGCCGCTTACAGTATTCGCAAAACCTGCATCAGATGCGGAGAGCTTATCGAGAAGCGCCCCTCCTGCGATTGGGTCAAATGCTCCCGTATCAAGCGTCAATGTTCCGTCTGTTGTGAGGTTTCCTCCGCTCCCTCCGTTTGTTCCCCATGCGCCGCTGTCGTTGAGAGGAAGGTCAATATATGCGCCCCCGATATCGGACACAAGCGATCCCGCGTACAACAAGGCGATGTTCGCGTCGGAAATAACGGATTCCCAATATCCGGCTCTTGCAATATCTCCGTCGAAGTTATATGCCACCGTTCCATCATTATTCTTCCCCCCGATAATGATTTTTTTGTCAGCGCTTATTCCGTATGGATTGGTGGTTCCGACCGTTTCGCTTGATCCGTCGAAGAAAATTTTCCACGTTCCTGAATTCCTCGTGAATCCGACAAAGTGCCACGCCGAATCTCCCGTCAAATCGAAAGAGCTTGCAAGTTCTGCAAGGTAGGATAGGTCTATTGCTAACTTATTGGAGCTGTTCAGCCGAAAAGAAAACCCTTCTCCGAATGATCCGTTGTTCCCGTTTGAGAAAATATCCTTTGAACCGTCCGCCGATTTTTTTATCCAACAGAAAAAAGATATATTGTCGTCAACCTGATCGGTCGTTTTATAAAGCGCGCCATTGTCGCTCAAAAGCAAGGCGTTATCGGCTCCTCCTTGGCTGTCGAACGTCGCCGCCGTGTCGATTTGCACTTCATATGATACGTCATTCCCTTCCGGGTCGCTTCCGGTAAATTCCAAAGTAGGCGTCGTGTCGCTCCCGAAGTTGTTCGCATCCGGAGTATTTGGCGCTATTGTCGGCGGTTGATTCTCACTCTCCAAGAGCGTGAGCAACGACGAGAGAGGCATACGCTAAAGCGAAAAAATAGAGAAGAGAAATCCTCCGTTTGCGTCGTTTGTGGTCGTATTGTTTGGGCCGCCGTACTTGATGGAGCTCGAAGCGACGGCGGTTTGCACGGCATACGCCGCGTCGAACGAATACGAGTTCCCCGGTGTCAACCCCGACACGATAAACTGACCTTCAAGCATAAGCTGTGCCGTAGCGACGGCTGTCGTTTTGAGTCCGCCTATAGGCGCGACTCTCCCCATCACGGTTGAACCGGAAAGCACGCCAAAGAGAATCTGCGGAAATGTCGTCGCTCCGTGAACATTTCCAGCCATTCTCACGAGAACCTTCCCACTTGACGGTGCGGTGAAGGTTATTCGGAGATTCGTCGTATCAATGGCGGTCATTGCCAAAAGCGAAGCGCAATCCTTCGTTGCTCTCGTCGACGGATCATACAAGATACTCCCGAGGCAGTTTGGCGCGCTATATATCTCGAATTGGAATCCGCCCCACGCGTCGCCACCGCTTGCGTCGTTGGGACCACCGTATTTGATATTTGTTGACGCCAGTATTATCTCGACGCCGTAAGCGGCATCCCACGTATAAGAAGCTCCCGGCGTAAGCCCAGACACAATAAACAATGCCTCTTGCGTCGCTCTCGACGTCGCTATATTTGTTCCTGAAACAGCCCCGATTGGAGATATTCTCGCCTTGACGGTTGATCCATCAAGTATTCCTAAGAGGATGGTTGGGAACGTCGTAGCCCCGAGAAGCGTGCACCGTATCCGAACAAGCACGCATCCGTTAGCCGGCGCCGTGAAGGTAAGGCGGAGGTTGGTCGTATCGAACGCCGTCATCGCAAGCAGGGAAGATGTCGCTTTCGAGACAGCTGTTCCCGGGTCGTAATTGACGCCTGCAAGTAAAGCCATACACGTATAATTAAAAAATAAAAAATCACCACGTGTCATGGTGAGGTCCTTCCAGTGCCTGAGCATGGGATTGCCTCACCGGCATGGGATTGCCGAGGTCACCTCTTACTTTGACTGGCTCAGTGTAAATGTACCGTCAGGATTCACAAAGACATACTGTTGGTGGTTTTTTACGACGACTCCTTTTTTTGTTATCTGTGACACGGCTGCTTGAAGCCCAAGTGCATATCGTACCCCTGTCACTGGTCCATCTGGGGTCAGGTCATGCCTTACTCTCCTGAAGTAGACTAGTTTTCCCTTACAGACATTATTTTCATGATCTCTTGGAAACTCGACGTGAAACACGAGTCCAAGTATAATGATCGACTGTGTAAGAAGGTCAACCCCAAAAAACATTTTCCCATCCTTTGCAACTAGTTGAAACGCTACGAGTTTCTCTTGGTCGATATGACCAAAGTGATGTTCTCCTTTTTCGTTACCTACACCGTAGTGCTGGTAAAGCTTTGTACCGTCATTGTAGATAGCTCGCCACTCAAAATCAAGTGACTCGACGGTGATTCCTTCTATGTCCATAGTATTGGTACGTTGATTTTTACTGCTCGTCGTACTGAAGCGTGAACGTCGCCAACGAGGTGTCGCCAGCCGCTGCCGTAGACGCCACGTCAAGCTGAAGGACGATGTAGTCTGAGTAGCCAGCAGAGGTAAGTTCACCAGCGAGTGAACCGCCGATTGAGACGTTCGCTGTCCCTGGGTCTGATGTTGGCACCCCAGCCGTTGCTACCGAGGAGTCCGTCTTCACCGGGGTGACATATGAGGTCTGGTTGTTTCCCTTCCAGTAGACGGTCAGGCCGGTGTTTGGCGAAAAGTCAGTACTCTTCCAAAATTGCAGGTTGTTGACCTTGTTGAAGGTGCCGGTAAAGTGGGCACGAAGCCATACCTCGTAGGAACGTCCCTGGTCAGCGGTGTCACTTGCCGTAATCGGATTTGACGAGTAGTTCGCTGCCGTGGCGTCGTCGGCGTCTTTGAAGTTGAACATGTTTCCAGAGGAACCTAGATCAGTTGATGTTCCTGGAGATGTACCATACGTTTGAGATAGGTTGAATGTTGCAGCCATATGTTTGAGCAAAAAAATTAGTCAGTAGTTGCTTGTACCCTATTATATACCGCTTCCCACAAAAAGCCAAGTTCATCAATGTTCCTATGCTCTACTACCCATTTTCGTTGACTGTCAGCGAGTTCTTCCCTAAATGCGTTATCCGTGATAAGTCGCTTCAGTTTCCGATACCAGTCCTCAAACCTCGGCTTCGCCTCATATCCTACCTCTCCCTCATATGGAGGCATCTTGCTTGACAAGCAAGCCGTGCCCACCATCGCGTATTCATAAAACTTGATAGCCGACTTACAACGATTGAATACCGTGTCAACCAGCGGACACAACCCAACGTCGAGGTCTGTTTCCCTGAGTTTCTCATTATATAACGAGTGCTGGACAAACGGCACATGTTCGAACTTCAGCCCCTCAAGCATCTCAGCGAGTTTCATTGTCTCAGTGTACCACGTGGCTGGTCTCATGTTCGGATATTGTCTTGCCTGTTTTAGGTGTCGCTTTTTCAGCCGACTAACATGTTGTCTCCACGGCTTGTCAGACAACCCAAAGATCACGAAGTCTAAGTCGTGTTCTTCCTTCAGGCGTTTTACTACGTCTATGACTATTTGAAGGTCGGCTGCGTGACTAGAACCTCCAGCCCAGCCTACCCTTAGTCGTTTATGTGAACGAGGGCGAATACCCCACGTGTCAAGCTTGACGCAGTTAGGCAACACCTTGACGTTGTCGTTGTACCTCATGAGTTCACGCCGGATGTCAGGTCCGGTAGTGGTACAGACGTCAGCAAAACTTGCCATCATCCGTACCTGGTCCTTGTGTCCCTGCATGTCCTGGAACATCGGGTTTGAGGCGTCAAGTTGGTCGAGCAAGTCGTCGGTCTCATAGACCACGAGTTTTCCCTGTACCTTACAGTACTTCATCACGTTCAAAAGTGTGTTGGTGCCCACGTCATAGTGTCTGTTAAACACCACGACGTCGGCCCAGTCAAGGTCTGCTGGGTCTATCGTCTTCCCTTGGGTAGGATGTTCGTAGACCTCGAACCGCTGCTTGAAGCGTACCTCATGGCCATGACTAGAAAGAAACTTGGCTGGAAGATAGTTTCTCACGCCAAAGCAGTTGTTCACCATGTTGTTCGGGATGATGAGGATCTTCATAGGTCACTTTTGAATAACCGCGGTAAAGCCATTGCCGACCTTTTGATCTGGGTCCTCGGTCGCTATGATCTTCACCTGCAGATACTGTGCCAACTGGATGAAGAGTGGCAGGTCCCACACCGTCCAGTGTCCACTGTCTGACTTCCCACCATGGGCACCTTCCCAGTTTACCTGTTCACGTGAAAAACGACCTTCATGTCGGTCAATAAGGTTCTCAATGGTGTCTGCTGGTCGATGTTCGTCAGGTACCCTCCAAGCATGAGGCAGTATCACAAATACATACCCGCCTGGCTTTACGACCCTCAGCCACTCCTTAAGTGTCTTGGCAGGGTCAAAGAAGTGTTCAAGCACTTGACTCGCAATCACGTAGTCGTATGTCTCGTCCTCAAACGGTAATAGGTCACCAGGTGCAACAACATCTACCTTCGCGGCATGACCGCAGTTTACCACCTCAGCCTTCTTGAAGACCGTCTCCATGTCGTCGGTATAGTCAACGTTTAGGCAGTCCTTCAGTCCAAACGGGTTGTGGGCAGATGCCCCGATCTCGATCCCCTTTAACCCGTCAAGCAACCTGTGAGCGAGCGGTAGTTCCTTGAACATCATAGTTTTTTTGGCCTCTAGGTGAAACACCTTTGGTGGTTCCCCGTGGAAGCGTTGGATAAGTGAGTTATCTTGAAAGTATGTCTTCGTGGGACTTACGTCATAGACCGTAAACCCGGCCTCCTCAAGGTACCGTCTCATCATGACAGGACCTGTCTTCGTCACGTACCCAGGAAAGCCGTCTCGCCGCTGACTTTCAGGATGTTCGGTGTCGTCCTCGGTAATCCTGATAGTCCCAAAAAAGCGAAGACACTTGTACAGTTCATACATCACCCACGGTAGCCTACTCTCTTCAACATACATCAAGGCGTGACTGATGGTGATAGCGTCGACGGTCCCGTAATGTGGATACGGACCCTTCTCAAACGACCAGCCGTCAGTAATGTCAAGGTTTGTGAAACCCTCAAGCCTGTTTACCCCGCAGCCAAGGTTTAGTTTTTTCATAGGATGGTAGTGTCGTACATGATGACCGGCTCACGCTCAGGAAGTATGAGTCCAAGTTGACGACAAGCTTCCTTTACGTTGTCGTTGACAAAATTGTAAGTAGGCAGGTACTTCGTCACTTGTACGTTTGTCTCTCGACGCACCACGTCACTCGCTCGCTGAAGTTCGTCAATAATCTGACATACGGTATACCCGTCAAGATGTTCGTGCCTCACGGAGTGGTTTCCTAACTCGTGGTCATGACTGAGGTAGCGTACCTGCTCCCAGGTCAGGTAGCCAGGTCTCCCGATAAAGTCGGTCGTGATCCCAAGCACCACCTTTACCCCTGCCTCTTTGGCCATCTCGCAGGCCATTAGTTGACCTGCCCAGCCGTCGTCAAAGCGAAGGTTGAAGTGACGTACCTTCTTCAGGTCACGTCCAAACTGCTCGAATGTCCTACTGTACTGGTATCCGTCAAGCACGTGGAGAAACCGGTGATACTCAAGTGTGTGCCTCATAGTCGTTTGGTCTCCTTGTAGTAATCTGGGTAGTCGCTGTAGCCGTGTTCATCGAGAAGTTGCACCTCTACGTGTTCGCAAAAACCCTTCCTCACCTCAGGGTGAGACAGCTGCCACTTATTCCACCCCATCAGTTTCCACTCGGTGTCTTGAATGTAGGACAACATTTTAGGCCTAAAGACGATGCCGCTTCCGCCTACAAACCTACTTGCGTAGACACCTGGACCTATATTTATACAGGTCTTCATCAAGCCATCCCAGCCGTCTTTATGCACCTCTGGGATGACATGGTGTTTTGCTTGAATGACGTCAAGTCCGTACTTCTCTCCCACGTTAACAAGAACCTCCGCCCACCCTGGCTTGACGATGGTGTCATTGTCTACCTTGCCGGCCCACTGCTCGTCCTTGACGAGTGTCAAGAAGGCGTTCATGGCACCGGAGACCCCAACATTGACGTCACTAAACATGCACTTTAAGTCGGTCGAGGCCAGCCAAGCAACAGTCCCGTCAGTCGAGCCGTTGTCAAAGACAACAAGGTCGCACGTCCCACGAAGGGCGGCGACCGCTTTTTTCGTATATTCAAGTCGGTTGTAAGTTGTAAGCAAGACAGGGATCATGGTATTGACACCGCTTAGTTTCAGACCGGAGGCCAGCGTCCTGGCCTCTTGGTCTGCTACCGAGCTACCGGTTAGGCATTCGGGTTCGCAGCATAGGTCTCCACGATCGCGAAGTTCGTGTTCACGTCGTCGTTCAGCTCTTCACCGTAGATCGCCTCGATGCCGACGCCGATCTCAAAGCCGTAGTCGCGAAGTTCCCCGGTGAACTCCGGCATCATGCCGTAGCCACGGAAGATCGCCTCGCCACCAAACGCAATACACTTACTCTTCGAAGCTGCATTGCTGACACCCTTGTTCACGAAGATGATGAGTCCGTTGTAGACACCCATCGCTCCAGTAAAGAGAGGATTGTCAGAACTCCGGACATTCGCGTCCTTCTGAGCAGCGATCCAAGCGGAGTCGCGGCGGAGGTTGTACGCGTCGTACGGATGGATGACAAGACCGTAGTAGTCGTTTCCATCACTGCTCAGAGGCATGGTGATGTGGTCGTCGAGGTAGGTCTTGATCTTGTCCAACGTGGTCGTCGAGAGCGTGTCAGACGCGTCAAGGTCACCAGTCGCGGTTGCCCCTGTACCAGCGAAGATCGCCGTAGTTGCCGTGCCGAACTTAGTAAAGATCGCGTCGTCCATCTTCTTCGCCATCATATTCGAAAGGAGCGGCTGTGCACCTTGCACCACGAAGTCAAAGTTGATACGCTTCTTCGAGCGCTTTGAGATCGCGACAGCGTGGCGAACCCAGTCCACCGTGAGGTCGGTCTGCGTCATGCTGAGCTTCTCCTCATTCCCTTCCAACGTGCTCTCACCGGTCACCCCTGAGCCAGTAAGCTGCTTGAGTGTCTGGATGTGGATCACGTCACCGGCATCTTTCGTAAAGTCGTCCTTGCGGATGACAGGCATGCCAGAGCCTTCAGGACCCTCGAATCGCGTCCAGAACATCTTCCGTTGCGCCTGCGTGTAGAGCTTTGCGTTCCACAACTCAGGCACCGAGTAGTCGATGCTGTGGTACGTCGAGACGGTGGTCATTCCCAATGTTGCCATAGTCTTTAGTACAACTGCGAGTTAAGTCAGGCTTTATGCTGTCTCGCCTCGGTGATCTTCTTCAAGTAGTCGTCAGCGGCCTTCGGGTCCTTCCGTTCCAGTTCCATCCACTCTTGAGCGGACATCACCTTCTCGTCGTCCTTCTTGCCACCACCGGCACCAGTGTCTGTAGCAAGTTTCCCGTCCTTGAGTTCCTTCTTCAGGTCCTCGTAGTAGGAGGTTGCCTCCTGCAGACTGGCCTTTATCTCTTCCTCCGTGTTGCCGACTACCATCTTAGCTAACCGGGCGTGCAGCTTACCTGCCGAGACGGCCTCTTGGACCAGGTCTCGTTTCAACACGTCAAGCTTGAGTTTGGCATTCTCAGCCTCGCGTGCTGCCAACAACTCCTTATACTTACCTTCCTCAGCCAGCTTCTTTTCGGCTTCCGCCTTCTTCTCGGCCTCGTACTTGGCAAGTTGTTCCTCCGCTTTTTTCTTGGCCTCATTGACCTCGTCAAAGCGTGCCTTCGGGATTGTCGTGTCCTCTTGTTCTTTCCGTTTTTTCGCCTCGGCGGCGGCAAGAGCGTCTTTTTCCTCCTGAGTTAACTCCTCAGCCATACTCGTGGTGTTCGTTTTTTACGCGTCACGACGCGAAGCAAACGAATATGAAAAAAATTATCTAATAACTGGCCACATTATAGCACACTTGATTAGTTGTAAACACGCTGACTGTTTTTCAACTCCCTCACGAACTCACGCGCCTCGTCCCTCGTCTTGAAGTGACCAAATTTGATAACCCCGTTTTCCCCGTCCTTCTTGAACGAAAGTGACGCCACCCAACCACCTTCTTTTGACAGGTAGCGCACGACGTTCAAGTTTTCCATGGTGACCTTCGGCCTGTCGTCTTGTTCACTCATAAGAGTTTGTTTGCTAAAAGTTTGTCAGCCTGCGTGGCCTCGTCTCCCTTTGGCCTGACAGGACTGACGTTCGGATAGTCGATACTCGTCTTCACCTGTCGGTAGACAGGGTAGATGTAGCAATAACAGCCAGGGTGTCGCGTCGGCGCCTCCTTGTAGACCCCGGGACCTTCACCGATGGTGTCCTGAGAAGCAAGGACGTCACAGACGTCTACCTTTGGGTGCGCTGGACTAAGTTCCCACTTCTGAAACCACTTATACTCAGTCGAGGCCCGCATTATGTTGACCGCCTGCTCGTTCGCCACTTGGTAGGCCCTACTAAACTCCGTCAAGACGAGTCTCTCTGACTTGTACCTCATGCCCCCAGTCCCGTTCACGTACTGCCGGATGTCCTTTGCGACCTTTGTGTGACTCTCGCCAAGTAAGATCCCCTTGGTAAGTCTGTTGGTGATGTCCCGCTTCGACTCCTCGGTTAACCGCCAGATGCGGTCAGAGAGGACAAGTCCGTCTTTCCCTCTTGTCTGCAAGACGTCAGCCAGTACCTCGTCGTGAAGTCGCCCAAGTACCGTCTTCGCCATGAACACCTCCTCTGGAGGGACCTCTCCAAGAAGTCGATACCCGATGCTGTCCTTGTCCATGTTTCCAGTTGAGATGAGGCTCTGCGTCTTTACGACGGCCACCTTGAAGTTTTCGTCGACTGGGTACCCCCAGATAAGTGTAGGGTCGGTGTTTACAAATTGACCCTTGACACGTTGTCCGTTAAAAAATACCATTGACTCGTCAGCCGCTGGGACCCGCTGCTTATTTACCAACGGCATGATGACGTCCTGCAGGAGTTGCTGTTTCTCAGCGACGCTGTAGATCCCTCCTGGTTTGTTTGCTGAACCGCGAAGTGCCTCAATAATCGTACTATGGTCACCACTTGGCGGAGCAAGTACGTTAGACAGCGCCATGAGTTCCCCGTTTCTGTCAAGGATGACGGTGACCGCTTGGTCGGTCCCTTTGTTCACCACGGTCTCGTAGGCGCTACTAAAAAGCGTGACGTCCTGGTCGACCCGCTCCTTCATTCGCTGAAGCTGCTCCCTACGAAGCGTCCCGTCAATGGCGGCATTATTGATGGCCGTGGTGAGTCGGTCACTCAGGTCACTGAGGAGACCCACCGTCTCGAGGAGAAGTTCTTTTCTGAGGACCAGCTCCTTGGTCCTGCTTTCCTTCACCACTTGTAGATAGTTCATTGTTCAGCTTGTTAGTTTGCTCATTATCAAGTTCACTTGCTCGCTTTTTCTTTTCTTCCTCATAGTCGTAGCCAAGCTCGTCAAGGATGGTCTCCTGACTGATGCCGAGCGTCTGCTTCTTAATGGCTTCGTCAAGCCGCTCGTTGGTGTCGATCTTCACCATGTCAGGAAAGACAAGCTCGGTGTCGACGTCGTCGGTCACGTTGACCCCGAGAAGTTTCAAGATAGCGTTGTTGACGCTTTGAACCGTGTCCTGAATCAAGACGCGGCGTTTTTCTGCCTTCTTGATGACGGTGCTAAGCATTCGCTCAAGTGCGACGCCACTCATGTTCCCGTCAAGTTCAGCGGTCAGGACCTTTATCGGCACGCCGCTCACCACACTGATGTCCTTTTGGATGCCTGCCACGTGGTCAATGACCGACTGGTCGACACCTTCACCTTTCAACTTCTCCATCGGGATAGGGAGGATGGTACGAGGGGAGATCTCTACCTCTTGAAGCTGGGCCTTCGTCAACACGGGGGTCGTCTCACTGAATGTCCCTTTTGGCGCCAACATCGGAAACGCGGCGTACTTAAAGATCTCGTTTATGTACGTATAGGTGATGTTGAGGTCGTCGTTTAGACTTAACACATCTTTTAGGTCGGAGTCGCAAAAGACGTTTGCCTCGGTCTTGAAAAACGGGATGAACCCGTATGGATTTACGTCCTTGTACGCCTTCAGGTCAGTCGTGAGGTCATTCACAACCACACCGTCGACATACTTGTACAGTTGTTCGTTTGACCACTCCTCGCAGTAGACGACAAAGCCGGTAGACTGGATGCCTTGTACGGTAGGAAAGCGTCTTTTTGCGAAATCAACTCCAAGTGTCGTCCAGAAGATAAGTGACTCGAGTTCATCGGTGATCTCATTCCTTACCTCGACGACGTTCGTAGCATCCACGCTTGACAAAAAAATCGACTTGTCGAGTAATTGACGAAGACGGAGGTACTGTTCCCCATAGATCCCTGACTTGTACGCAAGTCGGTGAATAAGGATGTCGAGTTTACTTTTCTTCCAGATGAGTCGGAGTTCGTCCTCCTTCACCTCACTATTGACGACCAGTGGCTCGGCAACACCCCTTGTATAGTCAGCGACAACGTCAATGATAGGCGCACACCAGTTTGACTTCACGATCGTCTTGTCCTTTGCCTCTGCCTCGTCATACAGTTCCGTGCCGCTTCTCGTGGTGACACGAAAGACCTGGTTGACGGCATAGTCGCTGACGTTCACCGCAGACCTGACAAAGTGGACGCCTCGGTAGTAGTCAAGGAACGTGCGGCACGCTGCCACCTTCGGTGAGTCGACGAACGACTTGATGGTAGCGTTGCGTGTCGTCCTGTCAAGCGACGTGAGAATCATAGGTTCAAGTTTATTTGGTTGCTTGCATTATACCACTACTCACTGACTTTCTGACACACAACTAATATGAGACGCTTGCCAACTGAGGTCGTCTCGCCTTACGTACCGCCATCTCAAGGGCATCAGGACCGTCGTCGGGGTCAGCCAGCGGGTAGTACTGAAGTTGCTCAAGGAGAAGTCGCTGCTGTTTGTGAAACCTGAGCTGTCCGTTCTTAAGGAGCGGCTGAAGGGTCTTGATACGCAGGTCCTTACGGCTGTTCTGGTTGTCCGTCGACGAGACAGGCAAGTAGAAGCCGCGCTTCCTACTCTCCTTGATGACGTTGTCCCTGAAGTACTCCTGAAACTGCACGCTCTCAATCGCGAACGAGGTGAACGGGATATTGGGATGTTGCTCAATAAGCACCTTACAACGACTTAGTATGTCGGCCAAGATCTGGTCAGGGTTTCGACGGTCGAGGTCTCCAACCAACACGTCAAGAAGGCCGCTTCTCGTCTTGCCAAGGATGATGATGGCCGAGAAGTCAGCCCGTACCGACTTCCCCATTGACGGGTCGCACGCCCCGACAAATTCAACATAGTCGTCCCACGACGGCTCCTCGTAAAATACGAACCAGTCCTGCTGGAACAGACAGTCATTCGGGTTGATCGGGTTGTTCTGGTACTCGCTCTCAAACGAAGACGGACCCTCAGCGAGTCGTAGTTCCATGAGGTGGTAGTACGACTGACCAGCCGGCCAAAGTACCTTGGTCCCAGCAAGCATCTCTTCCTGATGTTCGTTGAAAAACATCCTTGCCGGGTTGACGTCTCCTTGTTTTTCCGTCTCACTCATCGACAGGTAGATCTCTTCCCACTTTTGCCAAAGGTTCGAGGTACTGTACTGAGACACCGCCTTGAACATGTGACCTTGATAGATCGGGTTCTTCAGTAAATTCGCGAGTAGTGAGTCGTAGTGGATGATGGTCCCGATGATGATGATGTCGGTGTACTGGTTGCCTGCCTTCGACACCGCTTTGAACCACCAGTTCTCGTTCTTCTTGCGCTGCTCCGGGTTTACCGTGTTCTCGTCATTCTCCAGGTCATCCCCAACGATAAGGTCTGGACGGAGGTCGTTGAACCGGCGACCGCGGATCTTCTTCCGTGCCCCAAGTACCAAGACACGGACCTGGTTTCTTGTGATGATGTCGTCGGCCTTCCAGATGTCTCCCTTGAGGTCCCCGAAGTCCTCGCGAAGCCGCTCGTTGTTTTCAATCTCGTTTCGGAGGTCAGACAAGAACTCCTCTGCCTGCGAGCTCGTGTCAGACAAGAGGATGATAAACCGCTTCCGTTGGTAGACGACACACCACAAGAGAAAGATAAGGCTTGTGATAGAACTCTTGGCATTTCCTCTTGGGGCAGCGATGGCGACCCGCTGGCCGACTGGGGAGTTAACAACACGCACCAGTTCCTGGTAGAGAAACTGGTGGAATGCTGAACTCCTCGACTTCACGTAGTGTGGAAAGTAATAGGCAGCGAAAAACGCTAACGACCTACTCGCCTCCAACTTCCGGAAGCGCTGCAAGGAGTGCTTGCTTGACGGCATCAAGTTCGGCTGGATTGAAGTCGTCACCACTGAGGTTTGTACTGTTGACATTCGCGTCAAGTTCTACGACGGTTTTCGCTTTGCCAAGTGCCCGGTCAAAGAGGCTGTCGAGCGCCTTGTTGTCAGGTCGTTCAGTCGTGATGAAGTAATACTCGTCAAGGCTGTCCTCGAACTCGCCAGCAAGATAGGCGGTAATCGTCTCTTGGTCGGTCACGATCTCTGGCTTTTGCTTCAGTCGTTTCCCGTTCTCCTCGACGGTCTTGATGACGTAGAGCATCTGGACCCCTTGAGCGAGACTCAGCTGCGAGTTCACGAGGGCCTCCTTTGAGCGAATGACGCGGTCACGAAAGTACTGCTCGGCCTCTTTTCGCTCTTTCGTCGTCTTATTCAACGACCCCTTAGGACGACCGCCGCCGGCTCGTGGTCCTCCAAATGTATGCTGAGAGACGTTGTTCGGGTTCCCCTTCGGCCCAGGAAGTTTTACTTCCAGGCTTCCAGGATTCGTCTGAACCTCACGAGACACGTCCTCCGCCTCACTCGTCATCGTCTGTGGTACCTCTGGCTCCATATGAGTATGTTTATATGCCCATTGTATCACAAATTGCTACGATGTATATACTTGCCTTTAACGACAAAACGACACTACGTCTTCCGACTATGTACAAGTCACTAGCGACATGCTATGATGGGTCCGTGAGGCGCCTACTGCCCGACAAATGTAGGGGAAGGCCTGACACCTACAAATAAAGATATGAGTCAATTGCAACTCACCATAAAAGACACCACTGGAAAGCTCATCACTGCGTTTGTCGCGTGATAGGCCTTCCAGTGGTTTTTTCGTTCCCTCGTTCTTTCCTCGTCTTCGTCGTTCGTTGCCCACCGTCTTCCTTTCCCCCCTCTGGAAGACCTCTAGGCGACGAACGACGTAGGTGAAAAACCAAGAATGAAGAAGACAGGTAGTGGGAAACTATGCTCTCGCGCTGGTTTCTCAAGTTTCTTCATTTCGTCCGCGGCTGGGCAGCGTTCGTACCTCACGCAAACAAGAAAAACCCTTGTAATAAGTGACTACCTACACTCCTCTCCCCTGGCTCCCCGACCCCACGACAGTCGTCTATCCGTTATCCGTATACCGTATATCCGTACCCCGTATATCAGTAGTCCCCTGGGGCTGGAGAAGCGGCCCATATATGCCCTGTTTATAGGGCGTTTATAGGGCGTTTTATTTTTTACTCGGTTGTGTTGATCTATGAGCGAGCGGACGCATGAGCTAAAGCCAACAAGGAAGATCTATGCCACCGAGGTCACCTACCAGGTACTCAGGGAGGCAAGACGGAAGGAAGGAAAGTCGATGTTGAGGATCCTAGAGGAACGGGTCGTTGGCAGGTCGACGCCGACCGAGGAGACGCCGACGCCGCCAGCCAAGCCGAGGAGGCCTCGGCCGCCGAAGGGGCCGGCCCAGGTCAAGCCGCCGCACCCAGACCTCCCGGCCCTCATTAAGCTGTTTGAGTGCGTTAACCCAGCTGTCCACCTCCTCTACGGGAATAAGACCGAGAGGGCCTCAGGTGAACGTCTTCTTGAAAGGTGGTCGCTTGCGCAGCTCAGCCAGGTCATCCAGGTACTGCCACGACTCAACGAGGACAAGTTTAGCAAGGGAAAGTCGACCACCCCGAGCCAACTTGAGAGAAACCTTGGCTTTGTCATGGCGTGGGTAAGACAGCAACACGGGTCGTCACCACAGGTCTCGTTTAACTAAACACCTATGAGTCTAGAACACACCAAGGGCATCCACCTAAAAAGCGGTGACCTCATCTCCATCACCGAGGCCGAGTGCCTGAAGATCCAACAAGACCTCATCAACGGGGCTGAGTGGGTCTTCGTCCAGGGTGAACTCCTCCACAAAGGGACCATCGCGAGGGTTGGCAACCACCAGATGACCGTTGACATGCGTCGCTACAAACAGCAAGACGACCTCACCATGATAGACGAAAGAAAGACGCCAGCCCTCAAGGAACCCTCGATTGACGAGGTCTACCCCGTGTTTACCCCGGCAGGACCTACCGCCGTGCCACCAAGACTACCAGTGGGTCAGTCGACCGCTGGAGTGTCGAGTCTCGCTGACCTCTTGGCAAAACGACCCTCCACGTCACCCCAGGTTGAACAGGATGACGTTGGGCCACATACAACATCACCTTTAACGTAAAAGTGTCCCTCGCGTCACCACGTGAGGCCACGTGACAAACCTATGAGAAAACAGTACCTGATCTTTTATGAAAAGTGCCTGGTTGACGAGTACCCAGCCTTTAAAAACACGACAAGTTTAAGGGCAGTCGTTGATGATCTTCGTGACCGCCATAAAGGGGACCTGCTCTCGTTTCGAGCGGTGAAGCGGTTCTCTGAGAGGGAGGGGGTCACCTACCACCTCCTTGACGTGGTGATCATGCAAAAAGACCCCAGGAAGTTTAGCTCAAGAGAGGACGCTGACCACAGTGTCGACATGTTGAAAAGAAAGGTCAAGCTTAACAGCGCTGTCCTGCGAAACTTTAGGGTCATTGAGGACATTGTCCGCGAGGAGGTCATCACCATCTGGTAAAGGCACTATGAGGCTGTCACTTTCCAACCACGCTGTCCGCCGCTTGGCCGACAGGGTCGATGCCAGGGGCAGGGACCACGAGCGGCTCTGCTGGGAGGCCTGGGCCAGTCGGGAGAAGAGTGAGACGCTTCTCTTTCTCCGCCGGCAGAACATGGGCTACCGGGTCAGGTACAGGTACCGGCTTTTCCAGGACACCGTCTTCGTCTTTAGGGAAGACCGTGTCCGGTCGCTCCTGACTCTGGTAACCTGCTTCCAGCACCTGTCTGTCGAGGACACAAAGCTTTACCAAGGGTTTAACTCCTGGGCGCGACACTAAAACGTTCACATTGTACAAAGTTTTTAAAACATGATAAGATGAGTGTGTGAGGTTAAAAACTGAGTAAAAAATATGGAATACAATTTTGAGGCATTTACAGGAAAAGGCTCAAAAGGCAACTTTATCAGTGTACGCAAAGAAGGAATCAGCCTTTCAAATGCTGCGTCTTCAATGTTGAGCGACCGCGTATCTATCTACCTAGACAAGAAAAACGACGCGATCTTGTTGAGGGATGAAACAATATGTGGAGAAGAAGGTAGGTCGATAAAGACATACAACAACATCTCTAAGATACATTGTTTTCTTGACGTGCCACTTGGACGATATTATTTTTTGGAAAAATTCGATGGTGGTTTTGTCTTTAAGTTGAAAAATAATTTACCACGAGAAGCCAACAAATAGCGGATAGTTCATTCTTTCAATAAAAAATAACCTATGAAATTCAAACACGGTGATCGGGTAAAGTGCACGATTGATGGAACGGATATCGACGAAGCAAGGATATCCATCGACAAAGACGGGACGATTTTTATTTGCCAGAACGAAACACCCGGAGATAGTGCCGAGGATATGTTTGAGTACAAGTATTCGTGGAAACTAGATGATAACGTCACAAATCTTCGATCCGCGAAGAAATCCTTCGACTACCCGGATATAGGAGATGAGTACATTAACCCAGATGGGGAATCTCGATTCGTCCTCGGCGTGG